TCTCTTGGCCGGTGGCACGTTGGCGCAGGTACTTACCACCACCTCCACGGTCATGAACGGCATCGACACGCTTGAGACTAGGCTTTACGAGTTCAAGACGCAGTACGCACTCTTCAACGGCGACGTGATTCGCCTGCGAGATGGCTTGGTGCTGCCCTGGTCCAAGGCAATGATCGACTCGGCGCAGCACTTCTTCACTCAGGTGACCGCCAAGCCCAACGGAAACGTGGTTACCAAGGAGCTACCCCTACTCCAGGAGTACAAGAAGTGGCCGCGATGCTGCAAGCTGGACTTCATTGGTATGTATCCGGAGCACCAGGGCCTACAAATCACGCCTGACCGCTGCTACAATCTCTTTCGAGATTGGGCGTATGCACCAGCCAAGGGCGATGTGAGTATCTACCTGGACTTTTGCAAGTACTTTTTCCAGGCCGAGCCACATTTTGAGGAGTACTGGCATGATTGGGTTGCCAACATCGTCCAGCACCCATACCGCCGCAACAACACGACTCCGCAATTCATTCATGACATGGAAGGCATGGGCAAGTCTGCCATTCCTGAATTCATTGCTGAAATGCTGGGCATGGGGGACAACGCGCCGGCTGCAACGCTCGGCCCCGACGACCTGTTCAGCAGCTTTAACGGCATCTTAAAAGGCAAGATCTTCATTGTCGTGAATGAGCCATCGTCTGATCGTGAAGACCACAGCTCCAGGCTTAAAAACCTAATCACCGGCAAAGAAATCACGGTCAACAACAAGTATGGCGCGCAATACACGATCAAGAATTACGTGAACTACGTCTTTACCTCCAACAAGCCTTACATCACACACATGGGGAACAGCTCCAGGCGCGAGGCCATCTACAAATGCCCGACATTCAAGCAAACTGACATACTTGAAAGAGTTAGGCAGCTTATGTTATGGGCTCGTGATTCTCAAGGCCGAGGCTTTAGCCACGTGTTGGAATGGTACATGACTCGTGACATTACAAAGTTTGACGTCTACGCGCCGGCGCCAATGACCAAGTACAAGCAAGTTGCGATTAACGCCAGCAAAACGCCATTGGAAGCCTTTGCACAGGAGCTATCACAATGGATTAACAGCAACCTGCAAGGCCACGGTGCTTTCACGGCTGCGCAGCTGGCGCTGCTTTGCGAGAAGTGGGGACATGACGGTCGACCCAAGGCGCAATACATCAGGAAAGCACTACTTGCGCACGGAGAAATTGAAACCGGCAAACTCTTGAAAATCAATGGAAAGGCCGAAAGATACACGACTATACGGGTAACAAATTCGCCTGCGATAAATGTTACCTGGGCCGATATCGGGAAAAATACTGAGGCCGCGGTGCAACGTGAAATTGAACAAAATGCCTCGTTTTGAGGACAAAAAATGTTACCTGGGATTTTTGTTACCACTTTTGTTACTCACTAAGTTATTGATTCTTTTATATAATAACAAAAGTAACAAAAGTAACAAAAATAATAAAGAATATATTAGAAGAATAGAGTATTACAGTATATGCGCTCTATAGAAGTTTTCTGGCAAAATGTTACCTGTTTTTGTTACTCGCACTTTTATCGTGATTTGCATGCAATTGTACAGCTTTACTTTTTTGGAGTAGTATTCACTCATGACAACGAAGACACCGACAGCTAACGGGAAGTTTCGCGGCCGGCCGAGTAAGTACGACCCGGCGTATTGCGAGGGCGTCGTCAAGCTTGGTCAGCTTGGCTACACTCGGTCTATGATTGCTAACGAGCTTGGCATCGGCTGGCGTAATCTGCAAAACTGGGAAGGTGCGCACGAAGAATTTCGGGTCGCCTTGGAACAAGCACGACATGACGCAATGGCGTACATGGAGCGCTTGGCGCTTGAGCACATGGTCGAATCGCCTGGTGGTCCGAAGCTCAACACTGGGCTGTGGTCGCGGTCCATGGCTGCACGCTTCCCCAACGACTATCGCGATAACTCCAAGGTCGAGGTGAGTGGGCGCAATGGCGGCGCAATCGAAGTTGACGTGGTGCATGACTTTGCGCAAACTTTGATGGACGACCTGTTGGCTGCACGCCAAGCTGATGCTAAGTCAGACAGCAGCGACTGATCTAGCACGGCGTATTCAAGCTGGGCCGAATCTTAACAAGGCCTCGCCTGAATGGCAGGCTGCACTTAAGGCGCGCACCAAGTGGTTGACTATTGCCAATACGCATCAAGTGCCTCCTGCCGGTGACTGGTGGGCGATATGGTTGTTGCTTGCTGGGCGCGGTGCAGGCAAAACGCGTTGCGCGGCTGAGTGGGCATGGTGGGAAGCATGGAAGCAACCGGGTACGCGGTGGCTAGTCTCGGCGCCAACATCTGCTGATGTTCGTGATGTCTGCTTTGAGGGTGACTCAGGCTTGCTCAACGTAATCCCGCAAGCTCTCATTGACCACTACACTCGATCATTGCATGAGTTGCACTTGATCAATGGCTCAATTCTAAAAGGGATTCCGGCGTCGGAGCCGGATCGCTTCCGCGGCCCGCAGTTCCACGGCGGCTGGCTTGATGAGTTGGCTGCATGGGACTACCTTGATGATGCTTGGGACATGCTGCAGTTTGGCATGCGACTGGGCAAGTCGCCTAAGATCATCGCCACCACCACGCCAAAGCCTAAGCCTTTGATCATGGACTTGGTCAATCGTGACGGCGAGGATGTTGTCTACACGGCTGCCTCGACATACGACAATCTGCACAACCTGGCGCCTACGTTCCAAAAGCAGATACTTCAGTACGAGGGTACGAAGCTTGGCCGCCAAGAGATTTACGCCGAGATCATCGATCCTGAAGAAGCCGGCATTGTAAAGCGTGAATGGTTCAAACTCTGGGATAGCGATCGTCCGTTGCCCCGCTTTGAGTTTGTCTTGCAATCCTACGACTGCGCTACTTCGGACAAGACGCGGAACGACCCTACTGCCTGCACCGTGTGGGGTGTCTTTAAGCCTGGTCCCGATTCGCCCATGTCCTTGATGCTGATCGATTGCTGGGAGGAATACCTGCAGTACCCCGATCTCAGACCTCGTGTTATTGAGGAAGCCAAGTCTATTTACGGAGATGAAAACGAGTTTGGGCAAGGCAAAAAAGTCGACCTCATCCTGATCGAAGACAAGTCGGCCGGTATCTCACTCCTTCAAGACTTGCAGCGTGCAGGCTTGGCCGTACGGTCATACAACCCGGGACAAGCAGACAAGACACAACGCCTGAACGTGATAGCGCCCATCATCTCCAGGCGCCGTGTGTACTTACCCGAGTCCACAAACAACAAAGGCTATGCTCGTGATTGGGCAGAGCCGTTGGTTAGGCAACTATGCGCCTTTCCCGAGGTGCGGCACGATGACCTGGTCGACAGCACAACGCAGGCATTACGTATACTAAGAGACATGGGATGGGTTAATATAGACCCCGTTGTGGAAGACGATGACGATGATTCATACGGTCGGTCCAAGCGCTCCAATCCCTACACGGCCTGAGGTTAGCGATGCCTGACAAAACAGACAAAGATCCACAAGGCGGGTTGGCGCAGTTTGCGCGCAATTCAAGCCGCGGCATGGCCCCTGCGTTGGGTAGCCCTAACATGCAGGCAATCGCCAACAAGATTAGAGCCAACCTTACGCCGCCTGAGTCAGTCATGGATCCGCGCTACGCGCCGTGGAAGAAGAACTTAGACGATGCCGAAGCATTTAGCATTGCGTCAGACCTTGCACTAAGCGCCGCGCCGTTTGTTGGCCCCGCGGTTACGTTAGGGCGCAAGGCAGCCTCAAGCGCCGCCCGCCAAACCGGTGAAGCACTCAACACACGCATGCTGTCCGGGCAGCCTTTGATTCCAGGTCTGCCAGGCTTTGTAGCACCTAACCCTCTTGCATTTGTCATCAAGCCTAAAGGTGGTAATTGGGTTGACAGCCCAAGACGCACGTTGTCCGATGATCTAGGCTCCTTGAAGTGGAACATGGATGCCTTCCCTGAAGAAGCCGCCATTGACAAATGGATTGACACCAAGTTAGAGCGTTACATCAAGAATGAGATGGCGTCGCCGGATGATCCGGTGCGTGCGTACCTTGAAGCCTTTCCCGCACGTAAGCAAGCGATGCTGGAAGACAAGCAGCGTCAAATTGACAAAGCCGTTGCTGACATGGAAAGGGCGCGTGACGCTCGAGGCGTACACCCAGAGATGCTAACACGCTCACAAGAGCGTATACGTGAGTTGGAAAAAGAAAAGGCGCTTATTGAAGAGCGGCAAGGCTTGCACTTTGAGCCCAGACTCAGAATGCCAGAAAAGCAAGTGGCAGACACCCGTCAAGAGGCAGGGTTTCCACGTGAAGGCATGGCCACGGGCCGTGAAGCAAAGGCATGGGAGCGTGAGTCTGACGCCGCACTTGCTAGGCGTACAGCAGTGCAGTTCATTAACTCTAATCCTACGCAGTACAGAGTTGCGGGTCGTAACCCTAATAACCCTTGGAGTACTACAAAAAGCTCGATGGATGACGCAGAGGCTGAGTTGGAAGCGCTCAGAGCTGAAAGAAAAAAGTTAGATACGTCGCTGCGACGTTCTTCTATTTCCGGCAACATGCACCGCGAGTACTTTGACGACATCCTTAATACGCCTAACCCTACGGCATCTGGCCCGTTAGTTGACAACCCATTTATTGCCAAGCTGCCTCTTCAAACGCCGCTATACGGGCTGAGAAGAGAGATTGGGCGTTTTGGCGATGACAATCTAGGCTTTTCGCATTTGACGGATGAGCTTCGCAATGCAATGCGCGCAGGCGAAGAAGGTCTGCCTGAGTCATTGGCGCTTAGGCCTAAAGACTTAGACAAGATGACGGTGCCGCAAGTAATTGAGCACGTCGACAAGATCAACGCATGGCGTGCGGCGCAAAAGGCCGAGGTCAACGCCGCGATTGCTAACAACCCGGCAACAATGCTGCATAAAGAGTATGCCACGATCCCAGGCACTGACTTGCCTAACACACGTGGGTTGCGGTGGGTGGAGATAAGACAGCCTAAGTCTGCAACAGTAGGCGAGTACGCGGACCCAATGTTTGACATCCCACAAGAGCAGCAAAATATTTTCCACGCGCAAGCAACAAGAGAAGCTACTCGTAGAGGCCTGGAAGACGAGAGCGACGAGTTTATGATGGCAGTTCAAGATCGTGTGCAGGATCTTTCGCAAAACTGGGCCAGAATCAACAAGCCAATGAACAAAGAGCTACAAGACGCTCTTAGGCATGAAGGCGAGCAAATGGCGCATTGTGTTGGCGGCTACTGCCAAGACGTAATGTCAGGTAGATCCCGCATCTTCAGTTTGCGTGATGCAAAGGGCAAACCTTACACCACGATTGAAGTGAAGCCAATGAGTGGCAGTGAGCTGGGGCGACATGCCGCCACCTTTTCAGACGACGAAGCTGCAGCAATAATGAAAAACCCGCCTCATCGGGTTACGCAAGTCAAAGCATATCGCGATAAAAAGCCTGACGATGAGTACATACCGTTTGTGCAAGACTTTATTCGCTCAAACAAGTTTCCGATTGTTGGCGACATGCCACACACTGACTTAGTTTCCAAGAGCGGCTTGGTAAAAGTATCACCTGATGGCAGCATTGTTCCGGAGTTCACGCCTGCGCAGCTTGAAGCGCTTGGCGATAGCGAATATCTGACATTGAGTGAGCTACAAAAGCTTCGTGCAACTCCTGCAGCGCAGCCTGCTGATGCCGCCCCTAACTTGCTACCTCCTGTTGATGACATGAAAATCTC